TCCCAAAGTGGTCTTTCAAGTAAAGCGGCAGCGCCTAAAGAGGCCCCTGCATCACCAGATGCTGGTTGTATTGCAATGTTATCAAATGAGGAGTATCTTGATAGATGACCGTTTGTAATACAATTTAAAGCACAACCTCCAGAATATGCTAAATTACTTTTACCAGTTTCATAAAACAACCACTCTGTTAATGAAAAAATAATATCAGTAAAAACAGCTTGGACTGAAGCAGCTATATCCCAATCTAAAACTCCAAAACCTACTCCTCGTTCAAGGTTTTGTAAAACAGTGTAATCTCCATCATCAAACTTAATAATTTTTTCTTTTATAAGTTTAGACCATTTAGGAATACCATATCCTGCTGCAGCCATAACTTGGGATTCTCCAGAGAGAGGTTCAAATCCCAATAGACGAGTAGCACTAGAATAAAATAAACCAAGAGAGTTCGGATAACGAAAACGTTTGAGCCAGCTGATTTCTCCATTTTCATAAACTCCTAAAGACGTGGAAAATTTACCACCAACAGTATCAATTACCATTACAGCACAGTCATCCCAATCAGTGGTCAGAATAGAACTCATAGCATGAGCTTTATGATGTTCAACTAAAACAGGCTCAGCACTTGTTAGTTTCTTAATATCAGATTTAAATTGTTTGTAAGTTGACTCTTCATAAAAAGCAGCAAATTCCCAATCCTCATAAGTATTTTTCAACCAAGAAATAGTATTTATTGGAAATGATTTATCATATTTTTTTCTTGTAAAACGCTCTTCGTGCGATGCTCCTAAAATTACTCTATTATTAAGAGAAGCTGCTGCGCTATCGTGGTGGTAAGAGCTTACGCCTAGTATCCTCATCAAAGTACCTATTAAATAAATTAGTTAAATCTTTTTTTGTTTTACCCCCATAATTAGGGTCGCCCACAAAATCTACAAAAGCCCAACGGCGATTGTCAACAAGAGGCTGAATACGATGAACCATGAAACACGGAAAAAGAACCGTTTTACCAGGCTCGGGGAATATCCTGACAAGTATTTCGGACGGTTCTGGAGCAGAAAAGTCAGTCTGCTCGACTCTTTCTCCTTTAGGGTTCCAATTACCTATTTCAAAAGGTTTACCTTCCGTTAAATAAATCATATGAGTCCAAAATCTGCCTGGACGGGATGTGGTTAATCTTTTTTCTGCGAAATCGAGATTATCAAAATGCCACTCATATCCTTCTCCTGGTTTAAGCAATATCGCAACTTTACCTGCAACATCTGCCCGCCATTGATGGCCGTGTAATGTATAATTCTTTTCGCAATAATCAACTATCTTAGAGGCTTTTTTAGCTACCGTCTCAGAAAAGCCGACCTCAACTGCGTTTCTCCAACTCGGGTTAATGTAATCTTCCATCTATCGTGTACCTCTGAGGCTAAATAAGCAGCAAAATGATTATGACCAGCCTGATTCATATGACCTCTACCATCTGGAAAATCTTTAACAAGATCTCGTAGATAATACCTCCAAATACAAGGATTATCAGCAACCATGTCATTATCAATAACATTAGGTCTATATATTGGAATGAGCATTAAGTTATCAGGATTTGCTGTGCCTAATACTGCTTTTAGAAATAAGGCATTCGTGCGCCAATACCAAGCCTGTTTTGTAATTTTTTTAAACCATAAATCTTGGACTAACTTACCCCAAACATCCCCATGTCCCCAATGATAGGGTAGCAAATATTCTCCATTACCTCGTGGATCAGCACGATGGTGGTGTCCAATCAACCAAATAACCTTAAATCTATTGACAAGATCGTTATTAATAATGTATTCTGCTTGTGCATCTAGCGTGATTCCAGGATTTTCCCACCGCTGTTTTAAACCAAGAAGATCAAAAACTGGAACAGGTGCTTCATCTGAAGGAATAGACCATGAATTGCCTACAACAAAAATCTCGTTACTCATGTTAATTATATCCTGTGGAGACAGTTATACACAAGGTGAAGGGCTTGAAAAAAGAGAACAAGCCTACCCTTATTTATTGAGTAGATCCCTTAGTGCGTCAGTAACTAACTTAGCACAAAGTGGTGCTTCTGAGTACCTTATTACAGCACAAGTTGAGGAGGCTGTCAAGAAAAAACCTGACTTGATAGTAATCGGTCATACAAGCGAGTATCGTTGGCAAGTTTGGGATTTTAGACGGAATCACTGGCAAGGATTTTTGATAGCTAATCACGTACTACAGAATGAAAAATATTATCGAAATTGGATACTTTCCGAGCAAATTTTAGGAAATACTCGTAAAAAAACTTCTGAACACCAAGCTGCTTGGCACGCTGCAGGAATGTTGTATTTCTCTGAAGAATCAGTAGTTCAAAGACTTTGGAGTAGTGCTGTTGCTAAACAAATACTCATATGTCAGAGAGCTAAAATACCGGTCATACATCATTCGTGTTTTCCTCACTTACATGACGAATTAAAAACACTGACAGATGATTATGTAGATTTTCATTTAGATATAGAAAAACACAAAGACCCTGCACCAGATAAGGCTCATGCAGGGCCGAGAAGTCATATGAAGTTAACAGACCTTCTTAGGAACAAGCATCAACAAATTCTTTGATCTCTTCCCATTTTTCTTCTTCTTCATCAAGATTCTGCTTGCGAACAATAGTTGCTACTTTAGTAACTGTAGCGACAGGAATCCCATATTCAGTCTTAATATCTTTCTTAAGTTCTGCAATGCTCTCTCGGATAGACTCTGCTTGAATCATCAAATCAACAATGCGTGAAATTTCTTGTTTTAGTTCAGTTTTAAGTGCTACTTCCATTTGTTCCCTCTATTAGTTTGAAAGTTGATCTTACTTTGGTTGGTATTTTACGGATTAGTTTTTTTGTCTGAAGTTCATCTATTACTTTAGAAAACACTTCAAACGATATCTCAGCAGTATTTAAAATATCTTCGTTTGCAACATTGTTTATGACTAACTTTTGATTTAACATATTGAGTGCTGCTACGATGTTTGCAGACCCAATCATTCGAGTACCTTCATAGTCTCCCTCTCTACGAGGACGCACTAGTTCATAAGTATCATTCTCCCAAACAGTGCCTTCATCTTCATCAAAGACCTCAATAGGCATACCTTTAAGAATATTCCAAACAATACGACAGGCTGATTCATGTTCCATCTCTGGCTCCCTTCGGTCGCTTGGTACTGGCGGGGGGAGTCGAACCCCCACGAGTCTTCACTCCACGGATTTTAAGTCCGATGCGTCTACCGTTCCGCCACGCCAGCTCACACGCTTCGCGTGAAACTTAGGCGGCGATCCAATCGTCGCGATGCGGCTCTTGATAGAACCATGCAAGTGCTATTTGAACTTCGCGAGACGGATTTCTGACGTCTAATGCGTTAACAAACTCGCGTTTGAAGCGTAACCAGGGGTTGCGACAATTTTTAACAGGCTTGAGATCAGCTAGATCACGCTGATTCCAGTGCGTACAACGCTGTGCATAAGCTGCCTCAACGTTAAGTGTACGCGTTGTCTCTCCGAGACGAGGCTTCAAAGTTTCATACAACTCACGAAAAGCTTCGCTTTTTTCGCTATCACTCAGCTCTGAGATGCTGATGCGACGTGCATTACGTACAAGATCACGATATCCGTTCTTGGACACAAGCTTAAAATACATTTTTTATACCTTTATTAATAGCATGGTTTATGGGAATGTGCAATGTGAAAATTATAAGACTGCTTACACATCATACAGCGATTCTAGCATTTTGGGAGAAAGTGAAACTTTTCCATCTTTCCAAAATTCTTTCGGATCGTACCAGTGACATTTAGTATTTGCACGCCAAAGACTGTTGATTCTTTGTACTGCGGCTTCATACTCATCATGATAAGGTGCTCCATAAATGTCAAGACGCTGATAGGCTTCATCCATCCATTCATGAGCTTTCCAAGGATTCCACCGAGCAATATTCTCTGCTTCACGGATAGTGCGAAGCACGCTCCAATCTGAATAACCGGTGTGAGTGCCAAACTGAACTGCTGTTTTATTAGCCATTTATTACTCCTACATTATTGATATGATTATAGTGGTCTACAATATCAACAATAAAACGTGCCGCAAAAAACTCACCATGAGAGTGTTTGAGTTCTTCGTATTCTAACATAGTGTTTGGAGAGTGTTGATAGAGTAGAGCTTTAGCTTCTTGAAGAGAAGGTCGTTTGTGCATAGTTATACCTTTAATTTGTTATTTTTTATATATTATCAAAAGATTAGGTGTTAAGCAACCTAATTGTGTCTTGTGCGAGTTTTTTGTTGCCAAACAAAATGAAATAGTGTAAGGTGTAATCATGTATGTAGACGAAAAACAACTCAAATTTGAAATGAAAGAAGTGCACTCTCAAATACATGAACTTGCAAATGACCTTGGAGGAGATATAAGATATCTTCACCAAGAAATTACTGAATTGCGTGAGACTATTGAAACGCTTCAACAAGAGATACGCACTATTAGAGATATGACTCATGTCGCATAAACTCGTTGGTTTTGCTCATTCCTCAAACTCTGTAATAAAACAATACATCACAAATCAGCTTTCAGCAATTTCTAATGAATTTAAAGGACTGGCAACAGAGATGTGTGATGAAACTGATTCTAGGCTCGCTCGCTACTGTGTAAAAGCAGATAGGCTGCCCTGTTTGATGTTGTTTAAAAACGATAGTCACAAAAAACATATTCACGCAAAGCTTAGTAATGAAAAAGCTATCAACTGGACTCGACAGATGATGGGCTAATGCCAAAGGCTATAGCTTGCATTCCTCATAAACATCGCATGGAGGCTCATAGGGTTGAATACTTAAGAGCTATTTCTGATGCAATGGATTATCCTTTTCAATCAGAAGATGGCAGAGAACCTTCTCCTGCACACCAACAACTAGAACAAACTTGTAGACAGTATACTGGTATTGATTACTGGCAATTTACAAACTGCTGTACAGACTCACTCCAAATTGCTTTTTCTCTCTTCACTAAAACAGGTGATACTGTAATTGTACCTGCATATGGTTGGAGAGCTATTACAAATGCTCCTCAGTTTATGAGACTTAATGTGGAATACTGTGATATTGACGACACAGGCAATCTTGATATCGAACATATGAAACATCAAATTGAGCTACACAGACCAGCAGCTATTCTAGTCGTACATAATTTTGGAACGCTTGTAGACGTATCACAACTATCAGATATATGTGCAGAGCACAAGGTAGCAATTATTGAAGATGCAGCACCTTCATTTACAATGGGTGAACCTTATAAGTATAAACTAGGTTCACGTTCTAATGCTGTATGTTTCTCTTTTGATTTTACTAAGAGTCCTGGCTGCTTAGGAGCTGGAGGGGCAGTAGCTACTAACGATCCTTTAATCTATAAAAGAATTAAATCAGTATGCTCACACACAACGCACAAAGTTTTAAACACTATTGGAACTAAGTCATATCTTGATGCTGTATCAGCAGCGGTACTAAATAAAGATATAGAATTAATTGAGAAAAATCAGTATAGACAGCATAGAGTCGATATTGCTACTTACTATCTTAACAATCTTCCGTATAAAACTCTCAGCGGAGAAAATTACATTTATCATCGTTTTATAATTTTAACAGATAAAAATAATAAACAAGCAGTAATTGAGAAACTAAATTCACAAAAAATACTAGCTAAATCTGTATTTAAACCTAATACACATAGTTGTCAGAGAGCAAACGACTTTTATCACAAGGCCATTGAGCTTCCATGTCATCAGTTTATTGATATAAATGACTTAGATTCAAGGATTCAAAAGATATTATGAAAATACTATTAACAGGTGGACTTGGATTTGTAGGTGCACATCTCGTAGCAGCTTTAGGTGAAAAGCATGAGATAGACATTGTAGACGGATTTGATTTAGAGTATCCAGGTTATAAATATATTCATAGAGGTAACAAAGGTCTTGATACTATTAACAAGATTGAAGCAAAACATAGACGACAAAATTTAGCTTATAGACTTGAACTATTAAAAGATAAGTATAGAAAAATTCATAGACATCACTCTTTTATGATGTTACCCCTTGAAGAGTATGATTTAATCATAAATTGTGGAGCTTTATCTGAGGCTATTCTTTCAAAATATTTTCCAGAGTTTACAGTAAGCTCAATATTTGATGCAATGGTTTATATCAAGAATTCTTTTCCTGATACACCTGTCTTACAGATAAGTAGTAGCATGGTTTATGGCACTTGGGAAGGAGTAATTGACGAGCAGTACTCTTTAGGATCTGAGAACCCTTACGGTGTCAGTAAAATAAAGGCAGAAACTATGTGCGGAGAAAATGATGTAATTTTGCGACCTATACATATCTATGGTATGGGAGATGGAAAATTTTCTATCTGGATGAATTTAGAGAGACAAATTGCTGCTAACAAACTTTTCTCTTTAGAGGCAGCTAGTTGCATTTATATAGACGACTTTGTATTAGCAATCAAAAATATTTTAGACAACTGGCGACCTGGCATTTATAATATCTCTTACGATTTTATCAGAAATATTGATGCGATTAAAAGTATATATCCACAAGATTTTGAACACACAACTAAATTAGGACCAACCGGCAAACCCAGAGGCAGTCTTGACTCTTCAAAACTGCTTGAAACTTTTGGTTTCGCCTATGAGTATAAGGATTATGAGTCAACTATAGAAGACTATTATGGAAAATATGAAAATTTTTGTCAGAAACAATGATGTCAACAAAGCATTACGCATTTTAAAAAAGAAGATGCTAGAGGAAGGTGTTACAAAAGAACTACGGGATCGTAAACATTTTGTATCTGCAGGAGAAAAGAAAAGACTCGCTGCAAAAGCCGGAAAAAAACGTTGGCTAAAAAAGCGCGCTCAACTAGAGCAAAAATTTATACGTGAAGAGCGTAATCAATTTAGAAAAAATAAACAACGTAAAAATGTTCAAAGAACTAATCAAAGTACAAATCAATCCAGAAACTCACAACGTCCATCTCGCAATTCGAATCAGCGAAAACCACGTTCATAATTTAGTTTTTGAACTTGAAGAAGCTATGCAGTTTAGTTTAAATACTGTCAAACGGTGGGGAAACGGTAAGTGGGATATACAAAAACTAAAAAACCATATTAAATTATGTTCAAGAGATTACACATTACATTACAGATTTAGCTTAGATGATTGGGTTGATTTAAGAAAACAACTTGCAGCAGAAATAGAAAAACACGAATTGCATAAAGCTTAATCATTCTCTATAATTAATAAAATTATGGAGGATTAAGTGAAAGCATACAAAGGTACTTTTAAGAAAAAGAACGGTGAATCTAGAGACATGGTTTTTGCACGGCTTTACGATTTACCACAAAAATTCCTTGATGAAAGAGTCCAAGGAGCAGGATCAGAACAACAGTATCCAGAAGGAATGGAGCTAGTTTGGGATTTAGAAGCAGATAACTTTAGAGTATTCAATTGGAAATCTGTTGAAAACAATCCTAAAGAATTTGATGTCGATGACCATCTTTTTACATAGGGAGTTACTATGAAAAAATTAATTTACGATACATGGCATAGCGTCATGAATCATGATGTCAACCCACTAAGACATATTCCAGACACGAATACAAGACATATGGTCATGCAAGTTTTAGCTTGGATGTGGTGTATTGTATTTAGTATGTGGGTTGGAAGTTTTTGGGTTTTTGGAATCAGTGCAATTGCTCACATATTCTTTCTTGCAGCAATTGCTATAACTGTCGGAACATTTGAAACAGCAAAACGGAGACCAGATCTTTTTAGGTTGCGCAATGATGGTTACCATAGTGTAAGTCGCACAAGAGGAAACATGTGGATCAATGGACAAAGAATAGTTTTAGATCCAAACGACCCCGGAGGGGAACACGAATAATCAACACATAGAGATAGAAAACTTTATTGAGTTTTTAAACGATAAAGATGATAAACATTGGTGTATACTTCAGAAACCAGGTATGAGAGGGAATGCTATTGCTAGAGTATTAGCGTCTCATAAAGAGTCTTGGTGGGATAATGATACTATGAATCTACACACCGATGATAGTATAACAGATCCTTTACAGTTTTCAGAAACACAATCTTCGTTCATAGAGGGTAATCATGGTATAAAAATGACTTACCTCGCACCCCACACAAATTTAAGGGTAGATTATTTTTTTGTTGTTGATTGTAATAAAGATTATGCCCCCTTTAAAAAGATAATGAACAAACGATCAAATCATTTAGATAAGTATTTTTTTACTATTACTCACCCTTATAAAAATTCAATCAGTAGGTATATCCACCTTTACGCATCAAAACAAAATTCATCAAGATTATATGTTGAGACTAATCAGGTTGATGATGAAAGAGTGATTAATATTGACATAAGTAAACTTTTTTCATATGATAGAGTAGACTTTGAAGATGAATATATTAAAATATTAAATCGTTTTGATTTTACACCAAGATTTTCTTCTGTAAGAAATTTTATTTTGCAGCTTTTAGACAGAGAAACAAATTTTGAATGTCATAGCCCTGTTCTAGATAAAAGGTTTACAGAAATAGGGTGGTTTGGAAATTACAACAGTGCCTTGACTGAGGCAAAGTAGAATAAACGGACTGGACCGGGGGGCGGTACCCCGCGCCTCCACCATAATTACTAGGAGTCAAAAATGTTACTTAAACTTTACTTCTGGCCCTTTCTAGTAATTATGTGGGGGCGAAATAGGATCGACAGACGTAGTAAAAACTAAGCTTAGAGGCAGGTGCGCAAGCGACCTTAACCGCAAGATTAAACTAACTGCAAACGATAACTTTGTAGCTGAGGATTACGCTTTAGCAGCATAATCTCATGGGGAGGCCACTGCCTAGCAACAGAAGTGTGGCACTTTTGGGAATAACATGACAGCTTCTCTAAAAAAAATAGAATTACTTACAAAAACAGATAATAAACACTTTTGTATATTTTATGAGCCAGATATGAGAGGCAATAGCATTGCTCGTATTTTAGCCTGTCATAAAGAAAGTTGGTGGGAAACTTCTCTAATGAATAACACTCGCGAACATCTTGATCCCTTGTGTTTTCCTGAAACAGTATCTACTTTTAATTTTATTGATTTTGGAAAACACAATTATACTATAAACCATACTGGTTTGATGTTTGAAGACCCGTTTAGCTTTGAGTCATTACTAACGATTAGGAGTGGTTATTCTGATCTTTACTGGTTTACTTGGACACACCCGCATTTCCACAAAAATATATTTCCTAAATGTGAATTTATTTATCTTTACTCCTCTCAACAAAACTCTGAGAGAAAATACTCAGCAAGAAAACCATTAAACAACGACTTTGCATTTAATATTGACGTTAGCTTATTATTTTCCTATGATAGAGAAGACTTTTATAATGAATATTCAAAGATTGTTAAAAAATTTGATTTCAGCCCAAAATACGGATCAGTAAGGGCGTATATACTTAGCGTTTTGGACAGAGACGCCTATTACAAAAAACATATGAGTTAAGAGGACATCATGGATTATATTGTTGGTAGAGGCGGATTAGCCTGTGAGTTTGAAACCTATTTCGGATTACACAAATTTATCGAAATACACGAAACAGCTAATGGCGAATATGACTGTAGAGTTTTCAATAACAGATTTGAAGAGTATGACGACGGAGAAGAATATAAACCTGATCCGAAGGATACTTTTTTGTTCGGCACTGGAAGCAAGAAGATTAAAAATATTTGGCTCAGAGCATTAAGTCAATGGTTTACTCCATCAGAAAAACACTACCCAAACCGTGTTGCTCCTGGAGTACCACTACCTCCTAACATTGAATTCGGTTATGGAAATGTAATCGCAAACGCATATGTCACGGGCGACAACAAGTTTGGAAACTTTAATTTTGTTAATAACGGATCATTCATAGCGCACAACGTAGAAATGGGTAATTTTAACTTTTTTGGTCCTACTGTGCAAGTATGTGGGTGGTGTACTTTTGGAAATGATAATTGGATTGGTGTAGGCACAAACTTTTATGAAGCAATTAAGGTGGGTAACAATAATACGATTGCTGGTGGTTGTTTAATCAGAGAAAATGTGGATGATAACAATTTTATTAACCATGCAGAAGATCACCCAAAACTAGTAATAAAACACAAGAGAAAATAATATGTTACTGTTAACAAAGAAAATTAATATTAGATTACCCCGTGAAGACAGAGTACATTCTTTTCTAAAAAGTATTCCCGATAAACTATGGCAAGGTTGGACAATTACACGCAAACAAAACACATCTAATCTTAACTTTAGTGTAACAAATACTACTAATGTTGGAATCTCTGTAATTAAACTTAATACAGTGTGGAATGAGTTAATTATACTTGAACCTAATCTTATAGAGTTTGACCCAGATTTAACAAAGTGTTGGGTTACTAAGATGGCTCCTGGTGGAGGTATCTTCTCTCATGTTGATTATAAACGTGATATAGCGAAACTCATACCAATCGGTCCTAACAAAGGTGAAATACATTATCACTTACACTGGAAATGGAAGCCTTTTTATACTTATAAATACACCGGTCCGACACTTACAAGAACTAATATACCTCACTCAGTAAAAAATGAAACTGGTGAGGATAGATACGTAATTCAAATTGCAGATAAGATTCCAAATGTATAAAACATACTTATTAGGAAATGGTGGATACGCACAAGAGTGTTTTGAACAGTTTGTTCTAGGCGGAGTCATACAAGATTTTGGAGGTTTCTTAATCTTAAAAAATGATAAAGCGATACTTCTGAACGAAGACGGAGTAAATGATTTTGATTATCATGAAAAAGCGTCTTTTATCTTAGGCACAGGGCATACAAATTGGAGAAAAATGTTTTTAGAGCATATGTTTAAACACTATGAGCAAGATATTAACCATTTTCCAAACATTATTGCTAATGAAGCACACCTCTCACAAACAAGCAGATTAGGAATTGGTAATGTGATAAATTGTTTTGCAATGACTAATGCAAATGCAGATATAGGTAATTTTAATTTATTAAATTGTTACGCATCAATTCACCATGGCGTGAAAATGGGAAATCATAATATATTTAGCACTTACTCAACAGTGTTAGGATATTGCAATGTGGGTGACCACAATTGGCTAGGTAGCGGAACAACTGTTACACAACGAACTAATATAGGAAATGATAATACACTAAGTTCTGGAGAACATTTATTTGATAATTTATCGGATAGACAGATATTCCAGTCAGGTGTAATTATTGATAAGCCGGAAGACAATGATAGTTCTTTTTAGAAGCTGTGAAGCAAATTTATCTCCAGGGTCATTAGGTGAAGGGTTTGAAGATAAACCTCGCTGGAATGGGCACGGTAAGTTAGAAATTTTAAGAAAAT